CGTCACCAGGAAATCCTGCCGGGCTGGTGCGGGAGGAGGTTCCGGTGGCAACTCATCAACGATCGGCCCGACATCGTGCATGATCGGTTGGTCGAACCGGTCACTCTCGGTGAATCGCTCGACCGTCTCCTCGACCGGCGTGGAGGCTTTCCGCCGCGCCATCTCTATCAATCGTTGTCCGCCTTTCTTTCTCATGGCTTGCTGAATTGTTTAAGTATCTCCATCGCCCGGTCTTTGCGCTCCTCCTTCTCCTTCTCGGGCAATCGATAAATCTTATCCATCACCAGGTTCACCGGTTCACTCGTCGGAGTTGCCCGGGCCGGTGTGCGCGGGCCGGGAGTGGCGGGCATGAATTGAGCGTCCGGTCTTCCGAAGTCCGGTCTCAGGCTTTCTGGTTTGGGAATCGAGGCTTGCTTCTCAGCCTCGGTGCGGATGTGCAGATTAATCCGCTTTTGAAGATCGGGAATACCGTTGTCGAGAATGTCCTTCTCGAATGCTTTTACCGACTTTTTGAGTTGCCGCCGGGTACGCTCAAGTTGGTGTAGACGCGCTCTTCGCTCCCGACCAACTTTCTCCACTCTTCGGAGCTTACCTCTCGTAAGCTCTTTGAGCGCGGCTTCATTTCCCCGCGCAAGAGCGCGAGCCTCCGTTCGCGAACCTCCTGTAATTGCTTGGATGTCATCTGCTGCCTCATTTTCTAAAATTTTCTTCCACCGCTCGACGGAACTCCCGTACTCGGAAGCCATCGTATATATAGAATCGTAGTCTTGTCTACGAATATTTGTGACATTACTCGGAAAAGAATCGTCCACCAAATCTTGAAGAACCTGCTTCCCAATCGGAACCTGCCCCCCGTCATCGGTAAATCTGGGATGAATATCCAGCACCAACCCGTTGGGGCGCAGTTGGATATTCGCTTCATGTCCACTGGCGGATAAATCTTCAGCAAACTGTCTTAACTCGGGAATATCCGCATCCACCATATTCTCAAGAAAAACCGAATAGGTCGCCGGTTTGGGATTGTTTGTGTCCGTAAACCGGCTCGCCGCCTGGGCTGCCTGCTGATATGCCTCACCCAACACCGCCAGATACGCTTCACGGTATTGTTTCGGAACATCTTTGAGCGGAATGCGAATGTTCCGATTCATGTCGCCTTCAAATGTTCCCCACCCGAGTTCGATCCGACTTACGTCCGCCGACTTCTCGCCAAACGTCCTGGCGAGTTCCGTCAGGATGGACGGTTTCTTTTTCGCACCGATCTTTTCGCGGAGCAGTAACCGGTTCATGTGCCTGCGAATAAGATCATCACTCAGCTTTAAATTCTTATCGAGTCCTCGATCCCGACTCTCAGCAATCAGGTCATTAAACTTTCTCCCGGTCTTGTTCAACTTGGTGCCAATCTCCATCGTCCCGAACACATCACGGCGGAACTCACCGGCCAACGGCATGAGTATTTCAGTCACTCTCGGGTCTTTCAAAACCGTCATGTCGAACAACGGCAGCCCGGTCTTCGGATCAGTACCGACTTTTATTCCACCGGCCCGCAACGCATCCGCCACCTGCCCAAACGCTGATGCGTAGGCATCGCCTTCAAACGCTTCAGCTTCGGTCAAGTTCTTTGTCCGCGCCAATTGTCCTTCCGCCCGGGTCTGCACCCAACTTGGTGCCTGCAACTGATACGACTGGAACGGCCCATTCGGATCGCCGGGTCGGAAGTTGTTCGCGTTGTCGCGCATCTTGTTGAACCATCGCGCCACCACCTCGTACAGAACCGGGTAACGACCAAACGCCGCATCCGGTATCCCGAACGAAGCGGCAACTTGCCGGTCGTTGGTCGATAGTGGCGGGTCATCCACCAGGCCGCGCAGGAACTTGAATGTCTGTCCGAAGCTGCCGACCTTCCGTGCCTCCGCTTTGCCGAACTCACCGGTCACAACGTCCATCACCGACTTCTGTACAACTGCCGGGGTGGTGATCGGTTCGTTTCGCGCAATCTCGGACATGATCGAGATCATCACCCGGGAATTATAATTGGGATCTGCAAGCGGCGAGGTGGCTGCCGTCATGTCCATCACATCGCCAAGCTGCTGTTTGCGGTGATCGGGGAACGAGGTGTCCATCGCCTCGGCACTGATCTCGTACCATAACCGATCACGGTTGGGCAGTTTCTCCACATCCCGCCAATGCGCCTCGTCGGGTGGGCGCATGTTGTATGCCGGTTTGACAACCTCCTCGACCCCGTCCTTATTAACTTTTGTGACTGGTGTCGCCAGTTCGTTAATCGCTTTCTGGGCGGCAGGCCCACTCTCGTTAATCGCCTCCTGGAACGCAGTATCAATCTTGTCCTGCGTGAAATCCAGTTTGCCAATCGGCGCATCGAGGTCTGCCTCCATAAACGACTTGCCGTCCGGGCGCACCACCGCTTTACCGGGAGGCTTGATGCCGATGAACCGTTCAGATGCCGGTATGCGCTTTTTGATCACCTCCAACGGTCGGGCGTAAACATCGCCACCTGGCATGAACTTCACCTGGCCGCCCAGGTCATCGACCGGCGGGCGGGCGGGTTCTCCGGGCATGTATCTGGCCCGCGCTTTGCCGTAATCCACCGGGAAGTCTTCGCCCATCCCACGGGTGAGGTCTTTCATCCTGTCGAACCTCAGCTTGATGAACATCTTCCGATCCGCCCGGGATGTGTTCCAATCCTGCCTCCCCGGTTCAAACGGTTTTGCGCCAAGAAACGAATAAAGTTTTTCTTTCTTTACGCCTGGAGGAAATATCTTTGACGGGTCATTCTCGTAATGCGTCTTGATCAGTTCCATCATGTCGGTGCGGAACTCATCCACGTTCACGCGCCCATCGGCATCCGCCCAATCAGACCAAAACTTCTTCTTCCCGGTCTGGCCCAACCACCGGTTGATCTTCTGCTCGAAGTAACCGATGTTGAACACGGTCGCATTAAAATTGCCCGCCGAACTGATCTCCATCCCGATTGGCGTGAACAGTTGCACCTTCATCCGCGCCTTCGAGTCGTACCCGCGCCCAGTGATCGCTTTCCAGTAGTCCGCCAGGAACGGAGTTCCCCGACCGTCTTTGACTGCATCGTTCAGCGTCTGGATCGTTGCCTTCAGGTCGGGATGTATCACATCATCCGGTGTATCCATGATGGCAGCCATCTGCGCCTCATCAAAGTAACCTCCCGAGAAATTTGTTCCGGTCTCCGTTTCGCGAGACTTGATTACCGTCTTGCCTTCGGTTGACTCGGTAGTCGTTTCAGTCACCGGCTTGATCGCAGAAACGAGTGCCTCGACCCGTTTCTTGTCCATCCGGGTTCTCTCGGCATTGGTGGTGAACGCAGGACGCTGACCGGGCTGCCACTTGCCGCCAGTCGAGTTGAGGATATTCCCGGCCTTGTCGGTCTTTACCCAACCTGTCCCGGCCCATCGTTCAACGACTGATGCCGGGACTTTCGGTGTGCCGTCCGGGTTCTTCTTGAGGACATCTTTTGCGGCAATCGTTATCTCGCTGCCGCCCACCTCGTCAGTCTCCGAAACCCGGTTGACCAGTTTATCTTTCTCGGTGATGTACTGCGCCAGGAGATGCTCGATCTCCGGTGACATGACAACCTGCCTCCCGGTATTCGGGTCTTTGAACAGGACACTGCTCATCGTCATGTCGCCCCGGGGATTGCCCGCCAGGTCGAACTTTACGCCAACTCGCTCAAGCGTCTTGCGTAACCGGCCAAGCGTGTTGAACTTCAACCGGTCAATTTCCATCCCGAGAAACTTGTCCTTAAAATAATCTTTCTTGAGTGCGATGTTTCGCGCTTTGCGGATAATGCCGTGCCGTGCCGATTCACCGAACATGGCGAAGTAATCGGACATCAGTTCCCGCGCCATGTAGTTGCGCTTGGTCTCAACTGGCAACGCATCGAATGCGGCAATTTCTTCCTCACGCTTGGCTTGCTTCTTGTTGAGTTCATCCAGTTCGCGGTTCATTCGAGTCAACTCGGGAGTCTCCGCTCCTCCTGACTTTTTGAACTCCGCCGCAATCTCCGTTTCTTTCGCGGTTATTTTGCTTTTCTGGTCGGGATACAGTCTGCTGTTATACTGGTCGGCAAACTTTAGCATGTCCTCCTTCGAGTACAGTCCCGGCCTAATAACCTCACCGTCAGGTTTATAAGACCCGAAGATCGTTTGCGCCAAATCGGTCTGGATGTCCTGCAACGGATCAACGGAAACCGCTTCGCCGGTGTCTGCGTCCAGGTCTTTGCGAATTGCACTCCAACTTTCAGTCGGATGAAACACCTCATGGAACAACGTAAAACTCGGTGTCTCCGCATCAGTGTTTACATAAATTGTCTTGGTGTTTGGATCGTAGAACCCGGCGACTCCTTCGGGTGCCGTGCCACCGGTCTTTTTCAAAAGTTCCGGGGTGTTTCCGATGAAGAAATTGACATCTTTGCCCGACTCCCGCATCGCGCCCATCGCCCAGTCGATTGCCTCCGCCTGGTTCGCCAGGTCGTGAATCGATAAACCCCGGTTTGGGTCGGCAAACGCCACCCGTTGTTCCTCGGGCAGACCGGACATGAATCGCTTGACCACCGCTTCAGATGCCATCTGATGCAACGGTGTCTCCTTGATTCGCAACCTCAGCGCAGCATCGGGAACTCCGCCCCGACTAATCTCCACCCGCGCCATCTCTCCCAACGCTTTCCCGGTCACATGCCCAGCGGGTGCCGCAATCGTTCCCAATGCCATCCCGGCAATCCACCCGGGGTTGGTCGGGTCATACGGCATCATCGCCCCCAAACCTGCACCCATACCGGCACCCACGGCAGCGGTGTCCGCCAGTTTGCCTGCCCCGGACAGGAGTTTGTTCGCCATGCGACTGTCGTAGGTGACAAACTGCTTCGCCACCTCCTCACGCATCGGACGAATCTTCGCCACCGTCCCAAGTCCGCTCGTCCTGACCGTGTTGATCCTGGCGGCCTGCGCTGCGCCTCCCATGCGTTGTGCGGTCTTTTCGAGCGTCTCGCCTGCACCAATGACCCGCTTGGGATCAAACGCATACCTGCCGCCAATTGCGCCCCCAATCGTTCCTTCGATTTTACGACCTTCAGGTGCTACTGCATAACCGGTTCCCGCACCGACTGCCATCTGCGCGGCCTTGGCTTTGCCGGGGTGTTTGGCAGCCCACTTGGCTGCCGACTCGCCAGTCCGTTGTAAACCGCGTCCGAGTTTTTCTCCGACCATACCCGCACCGCTCACCGTCTTGGTGACCGGGTTTGCGAGTGTCGCCAGTGCCTCCTTCGCCAGCTTCGTCTCCGCCGCTTTCCCGGCAGCCTGGATCATCTTCTTGGCGTACTTGTTGGTGATCTTCGGAGCCTGCCGCGTTGCCGCCGCACCGACCTTCACCAACCCGCCACCCACCAGGTAGGTCGGATCAAAAATCAAACTGAGCGAATCGGCCACCTCGGGATCGATGCCGTCATCGTAAACCTCCGCCAACTCGTCCGCACCAAACATCCGCGCAATGTCGCCCATGCGAGACTTACGCATCTCCAACTGGCGGAATATCTGGTTTCCGAAATCTGCATACGCCTCGTACTCCGCCTTGTTCTCCTCCTCCTCGTTGCGGAACGGCTTCATCAGAAACCTGCCGGTGCCGCCGCCGATCATCCTCAAGCCTTCCATCGCGGCGAGGAACGACTCGGGGATGTTCGCGGAGGCTTCCATCCAGCCTTCCTTCTCAATCTTGCCGGGTATCTTTGTGAAACCTCCCGCCAGGTGCGTCACCGCATCCTTCGCCACCCGCCACCAGTCCACATCACCTTCGTTCTTCTGCTTCAGCCACTCCTCGTAGGTCATGATCCCACGCTCGTTGTGGGTCATCTTTCCGGTGCTGTCGTATTTTGGGCGATGGATGCGCTTGCCGTTATCATCGTAAACCGGGACAGAAACTTTCTTGCCGTGCCGGTCATGGATGGTGACCATCTCCTCGAACTCCTCGACCTCCGGGGCAGCTTGAGGTGGCGCAAATTCGTCAACCAACTGAAACGTCTCAAACCCACTGGTGTCCTGGGTGGTCGATGGAAGCGGGGCGGGGGGCGCAAACCGATCTTCGACAAACTTGAATGTCTCAGGCATCAGAGTTTCTTGAGTTCTTCCTCGGTCGTGCGTAGTGCGTCTTTAAGTTGCTTTCGTCTTTTCGCCGCATCCGGGTTGAAAATCTGCGATGGTGGCCCATACGGATTAACCGTAGTCGTGTAATCTGGCGGAAGATTCTCCAGTGTGGCAGTCAAAAACTCGATGCGCCGTTCCAAGACAGACCGACGATCCGGTGCCGAATCGGGTGCCGCCGCCTGCTCCTCCTCGCTGACCGGGGGGAAATCCTCCAGGTGTCTGCTGCCCCAAACGGAAAAATCCTCCTCGGGCGCACTCGGCGTAACTGGCGGAGGAGATGCCTCATCAACGGTCTCCTCAACCGTCTCCTCAGTCGGAGGATTGACGTTGATCTCTCTGATTATGTCACTGCCCGCCTGCTGAACTCTCACCCGACCGTCCGGGCCTGCTGCCGCCCGTGCGGCTGCCGCCTGCTCGTCACTGAGTGTCACCGCACCGGAGTCAGGCAAACTCTCAACCTCGATGACCGGGATTTCCGGTTCCTCGATTCCGAGGAGTTCGCGACTCTGCAATTTTACGTCTTTAAGCTGGCTGAGATAGCCCGAGACGTTCTTTCTGCTTTTCGCTAACGTGGAAAGTTTGTTTTCAAACCCACGCGCCACCATGTCCATCGCCGCTTTGGTCAGTGCGTCATTGACTTCTTCCGGGGTGTTCAGGTTGCCAATTGTCTTGGAGTACATGGCAACATCCTGGTCGGTCAAAACGCCAACCTCATTGAACACACCTCGCGCCAATCCGGGGATGATCTTGGTGATCTGCGCGTTAATGAGCGCAGCTTTATCATCAAAACCCAACCCGGACTTGAACTTGCGCCAAAACCCGACCATCGGGCCGGTTGATTCGTTTCTTAATTGTTTCGACAGTTCGCTCAATCGGTCAGTCGTAAATTTGTATTTGTCCAAACTATCCGACTCACTTTGACTCGGCGCGTCACCCCACACATAGGATGCCTCGACGATCTTTTCGTTGTTCCCGGTCTTTGCGGCAGCATCGAAAAACTTCTTTCTGTCGATGATGTATCTCTCTCTTAAACCAGGAGACAATTCGCTTGGCTTGGAACCAAAGAACTGCGACATGCCGCCGCCACCGTATTTCGCCTCAGCTTCTCTCTTTTTGCGTTCGATAGTCCGATCATAGTTCTCATCGTCCATCAAGTTGAAGTTATCAACCAACTCACCGGTTCTTTCGTTAAGTATTTGCGGGCGCGGTTTTCCGTTGTTGTACAAGTCCCAGGTGATTCCGATGTTCGCCTGGTTCGCTCTGATCTTGTTCGCAATATCCGCTTCCCCGATGATTCCCATCGTCTTGTTGTATGCCTGGAATTGCCTGAGTGTCGCCGGGTCGCGACTGATGTCGGAATAAAACTCGACCATGTTTTTCTCGTAGAGATCACGGTCTTCTTCCCGCTTGAAATCAAAGTCGGTTGTCGGGATCGATGACTGGAACTTTTGGAAAGCCTCCTGGGCGGCGAGTTCGTTGTCCACCGCTTGCTTGCGTTGTCTCTGCTCAAACTTGAACTGCGTCCGTAACATATCCAGACGCTTCCCCGCCATCGCGTTCTGAACCGCATTGTTCCAGATCGCCTGGCCCGCCCGTACTCCACTCGCAAATGCTGATCCTGCGCTCATGCTATCTTGCTCCTCATCCAGTTCCGAATGATGTCTTTCAGTTTGGGTTTGTCGCTGATGAACCTGGCGACTTGTACGCTGAAACGATTGTACAACTTACGGAACAATGCCGGGGCTTTCAGTTCTTTCCAGTCGTAGAACAATAACCACTCAAGATTGTCCTCCCCGAACACCTCTCGGGCAACGTGGCATGGCCCGCTTTGGCCTTTGCTTTGTCCTTTACCGTATGCCCAACCACCGAGTGCCTGGCCTCCGATTCCTGCGGCCATCCCCAACAACTGCGAACCAATCGGCTGCTGCTGTGCGGCGAACTGCATCTGCTGGTTGAAGGTGTTCATGGCGAACTGCTGACCTTGCGCCCCAGCGTTGGGATTCAGGCCGATCCCCGCCTGGATGCCCATCGGGTTGAACGGACTCGCGCCTTGCTGCGCCCCGCTGATCTGACCGAACTGGGCGACCGGCGTGGTGCCGCTCAGGAAACTGGCGGCATTCGCCAGGCGTTGCTGGCGCATCCTGAACCCGGCATCCCCAAGCGACATCGCCTCGGCGGCAGCCGGTGCGCTTCCAAATATGTTCCCCCGGGCTGCCTGCGCGGCACGTTCCTGCTGGGTGACCTGCCTGGCCAACTCAGGCGACAACTCGGTTCCCCGGGCGAGGTCTTCCTTCGCCGCTTCGCCCAACATCTGGCGAACCTCATATCCGGTCGGGTCGGCAGCCTTCAGTTCCTCGATGCGTTGCTGGACGAAATCTTTCCCGTACTTCTGCTGAACCTCCAGCATCGTCTTGGCCATGAAATCGGCTGCCTCACCGGCAAATTCCATGTCCTCCCGGGTGGCGTCCGCATCCGAATATCCGCTGAAATCGTAGGTCACATCCCGAAGTATCGGCTTGTCATCCTCCCCCAGCTTCTTGTTGCCTTCCGCGTCAAACGTAGGAACCTGAAGCGTGACCTTCTTGCCGGTTCTGGCCGCGTCAGCAACGAGTTTCCGAATGCCCAGCGTCTCAACGTCCGCCCATACTCCCGCCTCGTTCGCCCCGGCGATATTCGGGGGGTCGGGCATGTCTACTGAATACATTCCCATGACTAAAATTCCTCCTTCAAAAACAGGTCTCTCACTTTCAAGCTGATCCTTCGCATATGTTCGTTTCCGCCGGTCAAATAAGCCACCAACATCACCAACTCGGTGATCTGGTCTCTGATGACCAACGCATAATTCTTTCTCGTCTTGTCCTTCTCCATCCAGTCGTTCGAGTCGATCCACGCATTGATGCTGGTCAGATGAAGCGGAACAAGCGTCTGTCGGTAGGTGACGAAGAACGGATTGCTTGGCAACGCCACCAACAACAACTCGGACAACTTGTACTTGTCCTCGACTGTGACTTTCTCCGGTTCATCCACCAGGTCATCAATAATTCTCGAGACTTTTCCGATGATAAACAAATAATTCCACGCATCCTGGTTTCCGTTGGATGCGAGTGCAACCGCTTCAGCGACTTTCTCGTCATACGTCATGACTCCACCCCCACACTGTTCAAGAAGCCGCCCGCGTGGATTGATCGCAGCGCGAGGTACTTGCTGTCGGTTCCCGCCTGGGCGGATTGCTTGAAATTAAACTGCAACTCCCGGAACTCCGGGTATTGGGTCATCGAGTAGTTGAAACGCTTCAAAAGCGGAGACCCGAGTGTGAACGGAATTGTGGGATGACTGACGGTTGGCGGAGAACCTAAACGAAACACTCCGCTTCCGGTCACCAGTTCATCCGCCAGGTTGGTGGTCTCGCTCCCGTCCAGAATCACGCCGATGTCCAGTATTGCGTTGGATCGATCAAACTCGAACTCGGCAAACTCCGCATCCTTCGATGTCATCTGCTCGCCAAACGTGAATGCCCGGGTGGTTGCCTCCCACCCGGTGTCGATGAACGTGGTGGTCAGTTTGTCCTGGAAATCGGTGTCCACCAGGTTGATGTCCTCAACGTAATCCTTGAACTGAAGCGGGTTGCCGACTTTGTCGAGGCTAATCAAAAACGGCTTGCCCCCGGTAAACTGCGTCACCGCATAGTCAACCGGATTGATCGTGCTGGACGGCAGGCCGGTGGTTCCGTCAATCGTAACCGTTCCGCGCCAAACACCCATCCAGGCGTTTGTGTTGGTGTTGTAGACGAGCGTTGTGTCGTTGGTCGTGCTTGATCCGGTTGGGACGCTCAGTATGTAACGTGAATTGTGCCAGATTGCAGTCGCCTTATCCGCCTGCGCCCAGTTGATCTGGTCGATCACATCCTGCACCGGGTAGCTGATCACACCCACATCGGAGGCAATCATGTTCTCCTCCATCGTGCGGCGGATCGAGCGCACACCCGACCGGCTCAAGAAAAACAAATCCTCGCCAACCTGGGTAATCGAGCCATGACTCAGGCAGCCCACCGACTGGGAAATTGTGCGGATGGTGAAGTTCGCCGTGGTGGTGGTGGTCGCCCCGCTACCGGCCACCACCGGGTTGGTGTCCACCACATAGCAACTGTTTTTGCAGAACACCACCAGGTTGAACCCGACCCAACTCGCCATGCCGGTGACCGGGTCTCCGAGACCGACTTTAAACGGAAGATTCGTTGAGGTGTTGAAAATATCAGTCACCCCGGTTGACGTAACGTCCGGGAGAAGATCACTCACATAAATCTGATCGTCGCTCGGTTGATAGGCAAATATGCGATAACCGTTGTTCGTTAAATACTTGCTGCTTGTCGGACTCGTTCCTCCTGCCTCCTTCACCACCCACGCGGAACCCGACCATGTCACCTGGCCGATCTTGTTGTTCCCCGAGTGGGAAGCATAAAACAACTTGTCCGCAACCTGGCAGAAATCCACCTGCGCGGTGGTGCTGTTTACACGTTGGCTTTCGGAATCAACCGTGGCAACTGTCCCACCAGAGTCGATTACATAAATTCTTCCGTTAACAAACGC